ATTACTTTGGTAGACCATATACACACACCAAGATAATAACAGTTGACAACTAGAATGTATGTGATATAATCCCATACATAATAACAACGAAAGGATAACAGATGAAAATAACATACAACAACACAACATACACAATACCTAAACCATTCGACCAATGTAACTTTGGTATGGATCCAACTAAAGAACTAACAATCATGAATAGATTTAACGAGCCGGGTGCAGTGCAATCAGCTAAGCTACCTGCATTCGCTGTTGCAATCTATGATACAATCATTGGTGCTGAAGCTACTGAGGATTATAAAACTATGCAACATGGATTGACATGGTTCCAAAAGAATTTTACTAATGCATACTATGCATTACTAGACTAAGGTTCGTCATCGGTGCGGCCTTAGCGGGCCGCACCATCCCACTACTTAGAATCATTCTAAACTGCGCAACTACAAGTTGTGCCGCCCCTTTGGGGTAAGTAGGACCCAGATCAATCTAGATGTAAGAAAAAACAACTAACCCCCTATACCCTTATTTTGTAAAAAGGGGTCCCAATAAAAACCCTTTATGCCTTGATTTAGATATAGATAGCCGCTAAAATCGTTTTGAGAAGAAAAACAGAAGTTAAAAAAATTCTGCAAAAAAAATTATGGATCAAGAAAAAATAAACAAACTCCCACCTGATGTAAAAAAACAGTTTATGAAATACGCCATTAAGCTTGGCGAAAAAAAAAAACAAACAGGAATACAAAACGATTTTATGACTTTTGTAAAACACGTTTGGCCTGAATTTATAGAAGGTAGACATCACAAAAAAATTGCAGAAAAATTTAACGACCTGGCAAATGGTAAAATTAAAAGACTAATTATTAATATGCCGCCAAGACATACCAAATCTGAATTTGGTTCTTTCCTACTTCCTGCCTGGATGGTGGGTCGTAAACCTGATTTAAAAATTATCCAATCAACTCACACCACAGAACTCGCGATCCGGTTTGGACGTAAAGCTAAGACTCTTATGGATTCGCCAGAGTACAAAGAATGTTTTAAGACTCGACTTAGAGAGGACAGTCAAGCTGCTGGTAAATGGGAGACTGAACAAGGCGGTGAATATTATGCAGCGGGTGTCGGATCTGCAATCACGGGCCGTGGAGCGGATTTACTTATTATAGATGACCCACACTCTGAGCAAGATGCCTTAAATATGACATCAATGGAACGAGCTTACGAATGGTATACATCAGGTCCAAGACAACGTCTGCAACCGGGAGGAGCCATTGTCTTGATTATGACGAGATGGAATATGAAAGATCTAACAGGAATGTTAATCAAACAACAAAAACAATTAAAATCTGACAAATGGGAGCTTATAGAATTTCCTGCAATCCTACCATCTGGTAAACCTGTTTGGCCAGAGTATTGGAAACTAGACGAATTAGAAGGTGTTAAGGCATCACTTAGTATCGGAAAGTGGAACGCGCAATGGATGCAAAATCCAACAGCGGAAGAAGGTTCATTAATTAAAAGAGATTGGTGGAAGACTTGGGAAAAAGATCATATGCCCCCTTTAGAACATATTATTCAATCTTATGATACTGCATTTCTTAAAAAAGAATCAGCTGACTATTCTGCTATTACTACTTGGGGTGTATTCAGGCCAGATGCAGATAGTCCACCTAATTTAATACTATTAGATGCAGTCAAAGAAAGACTAGAGTTTCCAGAGTTAAGAAAAAAAGCTATGGAGCAGTATAAATATTGGAAACCGGAGACTGTTATAATAGAGTCTAAAGCTTCTGGATTACCCTTAACTTATGAGTTGCGAAAAATGGGGATACCTGTTATAAACTTCACTCCTAGCAGAGGTAACGACAAACATGCTAGAGTAAACGCCGTCTCACCGATTTTCGAATCAGGTTTGATTTGGGCGCCGGATTTTAAATTCGCAGAAGAAGTAATTGAAGAATGTGCATCTTTTCCTTATGGTGATCATGATGATTTGGTGGACAGTACAACACAGGCAGTAATGCGTTTCAGACAGGGAGGTTTTATAACTCACCCGGAAGATGAAAAAGAGGAAAGCATTCCTGGCCGAGTAATGGAATATTATTAATATGGCGATAGAAAAAATTATACAACCGAGAATGGCAGTAATGCCTAATGATCCTACAAATAAACCATACCTTAGTCCAGGAACACCTACTATGCCTGGAGCAACACTTGAAGGTGTAAGTGAACTTCAACTAGGTAAACCTACACCAGTACCTGGATCAGGAGTCGTAGTTAAACAAGAACCTGTTCCTCAAGGAATTTCATACTCTAGTTCAAGAGACAAAAATTTAGAATCAGTATTTAATAATAATCCAACTTTGCAAAAACAATTTGGAACAGTAGATGAATATATAAATCAATTTGGTGGAAAACAATTTAAAGCAGCACCTAAAACTAAAGATGCGTTGTTCGAAGGATTTGCAGCGTGGAAAGAAGCTAATCCAGATAAATTACAAAATACAGGAACACAGGCTTTAGTTCCAACTATATTACCTGGTGGGTTTGAATATACTTTTAATAATGGTGCTTCAGCTAGTAATTTTTCTCAGTACTTAGAAGATAGTGGATATGAACCATATAAAATAAATAGTAAAATTACAAAAATAACATAATGAGTCCAGAAAATTTAACTAACGTCTATAATCAGAACCCGACTCTACAAGGTCAGTATACTTTACAACAATATTTAGATTTGTTTGGACAAAATAATACAACTCAACCGGATCCAGATCCAGATCCAACTCCAGATCCAGATCCAACTCCTCCTAATCAAGGAATTATTGGGGCAGACATGGATAGAGGTGGTGGTGGAGTACAATCATTACAATCAACTTATTCTACTTTACCCGGCAACCCTAAAAATTATAGACTATCACAATTAGAAGGAACCCCAGATTATTTTCCTCCAACAACTATGATGGGCAAAACCATTAACTTTTTAAAAGAATTATCTCCACCAAAAGTTAGAGGTGAATTGGGAAATAGATTATCTAATCAATATAAAATGGTACAAAAATTTCCAAGTTTTATAACTAAATTTGCTTCAATGCAAAGTCCATTTAATCCAGATTCAAAAAATTATAATAGACAAATAAGCGATCAATTAAATTATTTAGAAGGTCAAGATGGTTTAATAGGTCGTGATGAAAATTCTGGTGGTTTAAAATATGGACCAAAATCAGTTTTGTCAGGTCAAAATGTAATATCAGGTTTTGGTTCTAATAATTATTTAACAGCTTTAGGTAAATATGAAAAAAAAGTAACAGATAAGTATGGTCAAATTGTTAACAAATATGGAGTAGATTCAGACAAAGCAAATAGATACAAACTAAAATTTGTAGATAAAGTTAAAAAAGAAAGACAAGGTTATTTTGATACATCTTTTAAAAATGAACAAGAAAAACAACGTCAAATAGAAGAAGAAAAATTTCAAGCTACATTAGAACGAGAACAAAGACGACAAAGACAAAATGATTTAGATACAATAGCTTCAGCATATGATCGTTTTTCTAGAGGAGATGATAGTGCTTATTCTAGTGGTGCAGCTGGTGTACAAAGAGATAGTGGTGGTAATGAAGTAGGTTACAATGATCCGTTTGATCCAGGTGGTGGAGAAAAAGATGGTGGTTATATCGATGGTACTAATAGAAGAAAAACAAACTATTTTAAAGGCGGCGTTGTAAGTCTACGAAATGGAGGTAGAATAAATTTTAAAGGTGGTGGAATGGATATGGGTAATGCATCTAATCAAAAACAAAGCGCTGCTAGCACTGGAACATCTAGTAAATCATCAACTAATCAAGGACCAGCAGGCGGAGCATCAGCTGGTGGTAATTATGGTGGTAATAGAAATAAAAGTCAAACTTATGGTGGTAGTATTTTTAGAGGCGGCGGCGGTGGACCTAAACCTGGATCAGGAAGAGTAAATATACCAAATAAATCTGGTCCAAAAAATTTAAGTTTTTTTGATAAAATAAATATCCATTCAGCAAATAATGCAAAATTAGAAAAAGCATATAGAGATAAAGTTATAGATTCAGATGAATATAATGTACTAGGTGGTTTATCTAGTAAAAGAGATTTAGGTTTTGGACCTGTAAAAACAGCAGCTGCATCCACTGCATATAATTTAGTTCAATCAGCATTGGGACCTAAATTTTCAAGAGGTAATCAACCTCTTTTTGATGGTGCATCGGATATAGGAAGAAATACTTTTGGATCTACTTTAGATCCCAATTCAGCTCTTGCTCAAACGTACGATACGATAATGAATACTTATAAAAGAGGCGGAAGAGTAAACTATTTTAATGGTGGCATTGTCAGTCTACGGAGACGGTAATGGCCGGACTTTTTGAAAGCATTATAGATAATCTAAAAAAAACAAAAATTAAAGGACAAGGCTCTGGTAGTCAATCTGGTAAAACAGGATCTATAAGCACAGGAGATAGATCAGCAATTCAACTTCCTAAAGGTATTACTTCAGATTCACAAAAAATAGATATCACAGCTAATGTAACTGCTCCTGTAACAGACAAGTTTAGTATTTTAGGAGACATTCAGTATAACAAATTTAGAGACAAGATTGAAAAAGGAGATCAAGAACTTTTTCTTCAAGACGCACCAAGCAACGTAGATAGAAAAGTTGGAATAGGTTATAATGAAGGTGGTGAAGGTTTTAGTGGTTATGCTAAATATGGTATTGATAGTGAAAAACCAGAGTATTTTGTTCAATACAAAAAATCATTCGCGGACGGCGGATCGACTAACGGTTCCGGCGATGCAGCATTAAATGCAAAAGTAAAAGAGCTGATGGACGATGGCTATGAGTTTGGCGAAGCAGTCAAAGAGGCTATGAGACAAGGATATAAAAAAGGTGGTGGAGTAAAAAAAGGTAACAAAACAAATTTAACAGAAGAAACATTTGTAAAGTTAAGACTTCAAAAGAAAAATTTAAATCATAAAGAGTTTGCTGATTATTTAAATAATGAAACAAAATATTATCCGGATCCTAAACAAGCAAGCAAGTTTAGTAATGTTAGTGTTGGTAGGAGATACGATATAGCTAAGTCAAAAGGAAAATTTCCATTAAATTTTGTAATTAAAGGATCCATACAAGATAGAACTTTAACTCCTGAAAAGTACAAATCTGTTATAGGAGAAAAAGACTATTTAAGATTAAAAAATAACCCTACAAAATTAAAAAATCGTTATGAGTTTGAATTAAAAAAAGCTAACGATCCTGATTTTCTTAAAATGAGAGCAGAAAAAAATCTAGCAAAAACAAAAGCTATGAGTCCATTAGAATATGAAGAAAAAATTCTTGAACCCGCAAGAAGACGTAATCAAAAACTAAGAGGAGACACAGCTAAATTTACAGTTAATAGAAGAGATGCAAAATCTATGGCATGGAAAGATTTAGTTAGTAGGTCTTATGAAACAGCAAATAGAGATCCATATTTTAAATTTGAAACTCCTATAAAATCAAAAAAAAAATATAATACAGCGGACATGAAAAAAATTGTTCTAATAGATAAAAATGGTAACAAATTTACATATGATACTTTGTTTAAAGATATAGAAAAAACAATTGGAGAACAAGAATTTAAAAATTTTAAAAATACATACGAACAAAGAGTTTTTTTAAATAAAGAGGGAATAACAAGTGAATTAAATAAACTATATAAAATAAAACCAGGGCAGAGAAAAAGTGTTTTTAATATTCAACACATAGAAGGTTTTAATAAAAATCCATTTAAAATTCATATGACTTTTGGGAATCAAAATTTAAATGAAGCATACTCAAGAAAAAGTTTTACTACAGATTTTGGAAAAGCAGATACTTATTCTAAAAAGAAAGCCGTAATTAATAAATACTATAAATCTTTAGGACCAGATATTGTTGCACAAATTGGAAAACAACCTAAAGGAACAGCACCTTTATTAACAAAATTGTTAACAGAACTTAAGGACACTAAAGGAAATACTATTACGTCGCCTATTATAGAAGACGCTATAAAAAATTTAAGCAAAGCTGAGAATAGCGAGCTCAATGGTTTAAAAAAAAATCAAATTGCAACAGTTAAAAGATTTGCAGCTAAAAACGGAATTCAATTAAACAGTTTTGCCGGAGTAGTTGATTTATCGCAATCAGGTTTAACAATGCCGCCAGCAGTTAAAAACGCTTTAAAAACAATTGTAAAGTATGGAGGTAAAACTTTAAGAGGAATAGGAAAAGGAGCTATAGTTTTAGATCCTATGTTTGCAGCTTATGATTTTTCAACAGCTATAGATCAAGGAGCAGGTGGAAAAAATGCTTCTGAGTATACGGTTAAAAGATTTGCAGAAGGTCTTCTTAATTTACCTGATCTTGTTGCAAGTGGTGGAAAATTTGTAAAAGATAAATTACAAGGTGAAGATGCAAAGTTCGAACAAGGCACTTTGTACAAACCTTTTGATTTTGCACAAAGAGGACTAGAAGAAAATTTAGCAGCAATGCCACAATCACAAAAAGTTAGAAATATAGCTAATAGAGATTTTGATGTTGGAATTGGTGCAAGTATGGGTATGGTAGATGATTATCAAGTACCGGCATCAAGACAAGAAATAGAAGAAGAAAGACAAAAGTATTTAGAAAGTCAAATGGGCCCTTATTATAAATACGGAATTGAAACATTACCAAGAGAGGTTGCTAAACCTACTAAATATGATATAAAAGCCAAAAAGGTGTACAATAATTAACAGGAAAGAGATATGGCTGAAATAGATAATACATTACCCAACGTTAAAGTTAGCGACGAAGCTTTTGTAGAGCAAGAAGTTGCTATTCCAGGAATAGATGAATCTTCTGATAAGGAAACAGGAGAAACAAAAGACGTTGAAATTACAATGGACGAAGAAGGTGGAGCAGAAATAAATTTTGATCCAAACGCAGCCGAAGCATTAGAGTCAGACGATCATTTTTCAAACTTAGCTGAGATAATGGACGAACAATATTTGTCCGAGTTAGGTACAACTCTTTTTGATCAATACACAGACTACAAACAATCTCGTAGTGAATGGGAAGACAGTTATAGAGATGGTTTAAAATTACTTGGATTTAAATATGAAGAAAGAACAGAACCTTTTAAAAATGCTTCAGGTGTTAATCACCCGGTACTAGCAGAAGCAGTTACACAATTTCAAGCGCAAGCCTACAAAGAATTATTACCAGCTGATGGTCCTGTTAGAACACAAATTTTAGGTGACATCTCTAATGAAAAACAAGACCAAGCACATAGAGTAAAAGATTTTATGAATTATCAAATCATGGATCAAATGCCAGAGTACGAACCTGAATTTGATCAGATGCTTTTTTATTTACCGCTATCAGGATCAACATTTAAGAAAATTTATTATGATGACTTACTTGGAAGAGCAGTATCTAAATTTGTACCTGCAGATGATTTAATTGTTCCTTATTCTGCAAGTTCACTAGAAGATGCAGAAGCAATTGTTCATGTTCTTAGAATGTCAGAAAATGAAATTAGAAAACAACAAGTTTCTGGATTTTATAAAGACATAGAAATTGGTGAGCCCCCTGTTTCAGAAAATCAAGTTAAAGATGCCGAGTTAAAATTAGAAGGTATTAGTAAAGATGGTAATCAAGATCAATTTACTCTTTTAGAAATGCACGTTGATTTAGATTTAGAAGGATTTGAAGACATGAGTCCAGAAGATGAACCAACAGGAATTAAACTTCCTTACATCGTAACTATTTTAGAAGCTACTAATGAAATTTTATCTATTAGAAGAAATTATAATCAAGACGATAAGATGATGAAAAAAATAAAATACTTTGTACAGTTTAAATTTTTACCAGGCACAGGTTTCTATGGCTTTGGTTTAATTCACATGATTGGTGGTCTAACTAGAACTGCAACTGCAGCACTAAGACAACTTCTTGATGCCG